ATTAATCAGAACCCTGCTACTTCTTGACAATAAAGCTTTAACAAATCAAACAAGAATGCTGGATGTTTCGACAACCCCAATTTTTACGGAGAATACAAACTGGGCTGGAGATTCTTCAAGATATTACAAGAACAGCGCTGCTAATGGCGGTTCAAAAAGAACATTTAATATTAAGTGGTCATTTATCCCAAATTACAGTAATGCAACTGTTGATTTAAATGAGTCAAGAAATTATATTAAAAATATTTCAATGGATGCCGATACTCATACTTTGACAGTTATTAATCAAGATGAGGATGGTATAACTCCATATACGGAAGAGAATGTTACTGTGTTTGTTTCAAGTTTTTCTGAAAACTTAATAAGAAGAGACCTTATTAATGATGTATACTATTTTGATTGCGCGTTAGCGCTAGAAGAGGTTTAAAATGTTGACATCTGGTATATACGGAAAGGAATTTTCTACTTCTTTTAATTCTTCTATTATATCTCCGGCCCAGAAGATTAAACCTAAAATTATGATTAAATGGCTGGATAGTCGCCATGTTGATAATCTGGTGATAACAACAAATGATGCTCCTGCAAATACCGCCTACCCAAGCAGGGGATTTTTCTTCCCAGTGTCAGAGGCTATGAATGGAATTAAAAGACAATCATTTACTTGGGCAGTTGCTGGGGCTAAAGATGTAAATGGTGATGTGATTAAGGCAGATGGCACATGGTTTGCAATGCCCTCCCTAACATCAAATGATTTATCAAATACTCAGGTGGGCAGTAATCTTGAATTTGGATGGTGGTCGAATAGTACCAGTAATTCAAATACCCATGGTACATATAGCGGATATGGCTTTGTAACAAATCCTTATGTTGAAGCAACATTCACTACAAGAAAAGTAAATAAAATTAGGGTTGTTACATCTGAAGCGTATGGTCAAATATCTAATTATTTAGTGCAGGCATATGATGCTTCTTTAAATCTTGTTTTGAATGAAGAGGGTATTATAAAAGATGGTACATATTTTCAAGATCACAATATATCCTTAGCCGCTTCAACTCAAAATATATCAAAAATAAGAGTGACTGTGCGTACCACGAAAAATCCGGTTGATTTTGCAAGAATACAGGAAGTTGTCCCAATTTACGAAGAAGACATTAGTGATTACATAATTGATTACTCTGTTAACAGAACTCGTGATGTCCATTCAACGAGCCTCCCAGTTGGCGGTTCAGGCATTGCTAGTGTTGATTTGAATCTAGATAATACAACTAAGGTTTTTAACTTATTTAACACAAGCTCTACTTATGGTAAATATATGGTTAAAGACCTTGAGGTTGAGATATATACTGGCTGGAGAATCAAGAAGCCATCATTTGATGATATCAATGCCTCATATTTGACAACGCAATTGGCGGCAAATATATCCAACTCTTCATCTACATTTACTGTTGTGGATAGATCAGCCCTGCCTGCTGGCGGAGCGGGTGATGAGTTTATTGTCATTCTGGATAAAGACACTCAGTCAGAAGAGATTGTGCTTTGTTCTTCTGTTAACTCTTCAAATGTTGTTACAGTCGCACAAAGAGGCTACGGCGGTTCTATAGCAAAATCTCACACTACTGGCTCCAGTGTCAGATTTGATGTTTATGAGTATGTGAAAAATGGAACATTCTATGTTGATGAATGGTCAGTGAATACAGACATGACCGTGAGTGCAAACCTGCAGGACTGGACAAAGTTCCTTTCGGAAAGGACAATTAATTACGGGTTCTTTATGCAAAATGCGTATGTCGGTGATGCGGTAAAGAATCTTTTAATGAGAGCCAACTTCCCTAGCTCTGACATTGAGAAACTTAACTCTTATAAAAGAGGGGCTATTGAGAGGGGAGCTATCACCCTTTATTCATTTAATGAAGATACTATTGATCGAAGTGGAAACGACATTATCCCATCTACTGGGTTGCGTTCAAGATTTTGGGGGATGCCAGATAACAAGAAAGATGTTTCTGTAAAAGACATTGTTGCTGACGCTATAGACAAAGAATTGTCACCATTGGACAAAGCTCTTGGTGAAAAGAAATTTATATCCCCATCTAAAGTTGTTTTATCTAAAGATATTTCTGATTCAAACACATATGCTCTGAAGGTTACTGATTACCAGTTTACTGGTACAGACTCTAAAGTTTACAGTGATTATTATAATGGAGTTTTTGATGGTTACTATATACCGACAGACTCTGGTCTGCAAAGTTTAGTTGCGGTTATTGCTTATGGCGGGGTCAAGATTTATTTAGATGATGTTCTTATTTTGAACAGGTATAAATTAACCACTGTGTCAACTAGGTATCAATCAAGTACTGTTAATTTGACAGCAGGTGTTCCACGAAAGATAAGAATAGAGTTTTATCATTCTTTTAATAATTCAGGCGCTGCTTCTTTTAAATTGTGGCTGTACAAGGCTTTGAGCGGGGGCTCGGATGTTCTTGTTAATGCCTCAGAGTGCACAACTATTGTTGGGCTGGATGCTGTTGGTTCAAAAAACCCATCATCGAATATTGCTGTAGCCGATGCTTACAATCATAGAAATAATGCTGTATACATAAGTCTGCCGAAGATGAATCAACCAACTGGCTTGGTTTCTGATATAAATAATAAATCAATATTGTTAGAATCTAATGCTTATGTTAGAATCCCGTATCATGAAAGCTTTGATGTTGTAAACTCTAATAGTTATTTATATAATAATGAATGGACAATAGAGTTGCTTGCAAAATTCCATAACGGCTCGTTTAGCGTAGATGGAGAGTATGTCAGTAATTGGAATAATTCATCACCAACAACTGGATTTGAATTTTTTAATAACTCCAGTTCTCATGGTTTTAAAATAAAAACTTTAGCAAACTCAACAGTGACAACGGAAACTGTTTCATCCAATGTTGCTTTATCAAATAGTTCATTTCATCATTTAACTGTTTCATATGATGGAAGTTCGTTAAAGTATTATGTAAATGGTGATTTAAAAGATACTGAACCTATTGAGGGTGTCCCTATTGCATGGACTTCAAAAGATATTACGATTGGGGGTAGGGCGGCATCTTATTCTGCCGGGGCAGAAGTGCCTCCACCAAGTTTTAGAAGTTTTTATATTGATGAATTTGCTATATACAATAAATGCCTGACGAGTAGTCAAATGTCTGATCGGTACACAGAATCGGCTATGCAGCCATTGACAGAGTTTGGTTTCCTGTATGGCAATGACAACTCAATTCAGGAAATTATAAACAATATAACATTTGCCGATATGGGCAGGGTGTATGTAGATGAAAACGATAAAGCTAAGTATGAACATTTTTACCGCTTCTTTGAGCCTTCTATTGCTCAGCATGCCAATGTGCAAACTTCATTTAGTGATTCAACAAATATTATAAATGCTTCCTATAATGTCGCTCTACAATGTAATAAAGTTGTAATACCTATTGCATCAGTGCAAACAGCTTCTGGAACAGCACAGAGCCTCTGGGTAGCCCCTGACGGGTCTTCACTGGGCACTACTGAACTTACTGCCAATATGACATCCAGTTCAAATGTTGCCTATGTCTCAAGCACAAAAAATCCAGTGTTCTCAGACACAGGATATCTTAAAATTGGGGATGAAATTGTAAAATATATATCGAAAACAGCAGTGTCTTTTAACGGACTAGAGCGTGGTCAGTTTCAAACAACAGCGGCGACTCACTTAACTTCCAGTAAAGTTAAGGAGTCAAGGTATTATGATGTCAAGTTTGATAAAGCCCCAGCTTATAATATTAGAAGCCCTTTTGTGACTCAAATAATATTTGAAGAGCCGGACAAGATTGAAATAACAAAGTTTTTGCCGTATGCATATGGAGCTGAGTTGATCCTCTCAGCAACAGAAAACTCAATTGTTGGTGAAATTGCTATTATACAAGGAACAGACCCTATAACCCAGTACCCATATGCGACATCAATTGTCGGCACCGCAGTTTCTATAACAGAACAGAATGTTCAGGTTAAGGAGCAATCTGCTTCTACGAATGACAGTATTAAAAAATATGGGATTAAGGATTTGACTGTCCAAAGTCCTTTTATTACTGATGCAGTACATGCAAAAAAATTGGCTGATTTTATTATTGATAAAACACAAACACCAGTGCCTATTATAAATATTAGTATTACGACCATGCCCAAGATTCAACTAGGTGATAGAATTAGAATAACAACTTTATCGGCTCTTGATATCACCAACACTGATTATTGGGTTATATCTTATAATATGTCGATAGCTGATAATGTTACACAGAACTTGGTGTTGAGGAAAGTTTCTTAATGGTTAGTGAAAATACAATATTCTTCTATTCTGGTCGTGGTGGGCATTCTCATGATGGGGAGAATTCAAGCTTTATTGATACTTCTAAGTATTCTTTGTTTGATTTTTCTTGGGGCTTATTGGGTGATCCTGATAGACAGGCTTCGCAAGATCGTAATTACAATAGCTTTAAAGATTTTATTATAAATACTGTCAACCAATCAATTTTAAATCCGGCGGGGCTGGTTCTTCAGCCGGGTATTGTTAACGGTTCTGCTCATATCATATCTCGATCTTTAACGACTGAGCTTATAGCGGCAAATGCAATTACTGCGAATGAGATTCTGGCGGGGTCTATTACCGCAGATGAGCTGTCAGCAAATCTTGTTCTTGTTAATAATGTAATTAGAAGTAATAATTTTGATGGCAATATTGCAGCCAATGGCGTTATTACTAGCAAAGGAACTGTTGGCTGGGCTGTCTCGGGTCATGGTGAAGCCGTTTTTGATACAACTTTTATTAGAGGTTCCCTTGAAGCTTCGTCGGTCTCTACTCCAGGTATTGATATCGACGCAAACGGTAATCTAACTGCTAATACTTTCGCACTTTACGCCAATGGTGCGATCATAACATCAAGCGGTAATTTTAGCGTTAGTGCGTCTGGAAACCTAACGGCTAATAATGCAAACATCACTGGGACAATATACGCCACTGCTGGAAGCGTTAGCGGTGATTTAGTAAGCGGTGGAACAATTTCTGGCGTTGAGCTTGATATAGGTGCTAATTTTTCTGTTGATGCATCTGGTAATTTATTTGCACAAAATGCAGATATTTCTGGAGAAATAACTTCAATATCTGGAAGCATTGGTGGCTGGACATTAAGCTCAAATGCTATCTCTGCAGGCGGTGGTGGAACGCAAATTAGTTTGAATTCTAGTGCTCAACTGAATGCACAGT